ACCCATGCCCGCAACCAAATTTCCTAGCCCCTTCGGGGCTTTTTATTTTGCCTTGGAGAAATTTTATGGATGAAATCAGCGACAACAAGATAAAGCGCATGCGAAACCTCAAGATGTTCCGCGATAAAACGGACGACGAGATTCGTGATTACTTAGAGTCGAAACCAGATAAGCCTGCCAAGATAGTACAGACAGGCGATAAAAGCTATGACAATCGTTTCAATACCAAGTTTGATTCATTGAAGAATGAGTACGGACTTGACATGAATGATTCGAATGACATCGATGCTTTGCGGCAACTCGTACAGCATCAGCTACAGCTAGAAAATATCAACGCACAAATCCTTGATTTACAGAAACGTGAAGTCATGGATATGGAAGATTCCCGATTACTGAAGAATCTTGGGGACTACCAACGAACGCTTGTTACCTCGATTACTGAGCTACAGGACCGCCTAGGAATTACAAGAAAGGTCCGCAAAGAAAAGCAAATCGATGACATCCCCCAATATATCAAAGCACTCCAGAAGAAATCAAAGGAATTCTGGGAGGGCAAGACACTTAAAGTTAGCTGTGAAAAATGTAGCATCGAATACGTTCGTATTTGGGTAAACTTTCCTAACTTAACAAAGCTGAAAAACATCGAAGTTGAGTGTTGGAAATGCGGAGAGATTATTCTTTTCTCTCAGGAGGTAATACATGCAGGAAACAATGTGGGAAGAGGGGGAGTGGGAGTTAGTCCAAATCCTCGGTAATCCCGTATTGTTCCGCGAGTTCATCAATGAGAATGATGAAAACTGGAATGAGTTAGAGGACCATGAGAGAGCTTGGACGGCTTGTACAAACCATTACGTAAGTATGTGCTGTGGCCGTTCTGTCCATAAGACAACCTCGATGATTGAGATGTTGTACTACTGGATGATAAACGAAATGTTTATTCCCGGCGACCAAGGACTCTTCGTACTCGTACCAAATAAAGCGCAGAAGGATTTATCGTTCTTCCGTATTCGCGCAGCCTGCTTAACACACTGGCTAATTCGACAGTATGTAAATCCGAATTCCATTAACGTTACCGAAGGTAAGATTCAATTTAATAATGGCTTTCAATTTCTCATGCGTATCGCAGGGGCAGCAGGCTCAGAATCTAACGTTATTGGACTCCACGTTTACCGTATATGGGTAGACGAGGCTCAAGACCTTCCTTGGAGAACATGGCTCTCCCTACAAAACTGCCTAAAGGTAGAAATCGAGGGCTACCAAATGCTGGTATCTGGAGTACCAAATGGAGAACGTAGAGAAAACGTTCTCTATGAGACAGACCAAGTAGATGAGAAGTACATCTCCTTTAACGTACCACAGACCGCGATGAGTTGGTGGACGATTGAACTTGAATATAAGAAACGTAAAGAGTACCACGCTATTCAAGAAGATAGTGAAGACTATAAGCACTACGTTCTTGGACAGCATGGAGTACCAACATATTCTGTATTTGATAGAGTGAGATTCCTTGTAGAACCGTATGATACAGAGCGCCTAGTTTTGACACAGCAGATGTTTGATTCGACAAAGCGCCCGGATGAGGATGGTACTGTAAGGTATCATATTAACGAAGCAATTTTATGCCCACCATTACCAATGGATTACGGGCAAACACCAAGGGTTGGGGTAGGATATGACGTTGGGTATTCTCCTGACCCTGCCGTTTTTTTCGTTATGTACCAAGATGTTCGCTCAGGCAAGTGGCGTAATCTCGTTCGATATGTGTTACAACGAGTAGAATATGCGCTGCAAAGAGAAACGCTTGCGTACTTAGATACAGTATATGGATTCAGTTTCCTCGGCATCGATATGGGAGGACCCGGAAAGGTCCAATACCAAGACTTGACGAGTGAGCTATCTGAATATCAATCTCGCTATCATTTCTCAGAACGCTTATTCCCTGTTGAATTCGGGGGCTTTATGGTTGTCGCTGCTCAAGATGATGAGGGAGAAATCATTGAGAAGCGGGATAACGTAAAGCGTGTTGCTGTTGAAACAGTATCTCGTTGGGTGCATGAGCATCGATATTCCTTCTCTGCCGAAGATGACAACATGATGGCAGAGTTAGAACGAACGAAATTTACACGTACGATATCTGGTGAGCCGGTATATCGTACAGATGACGACCATCAATTTGCCGCAATGATGTGTGCGATTATGGCATATGAACACAAATATGGTGAGCCTGTCCTACCGCAACGACTGGAACCTGTGACGAAATTAGTATCTGCTCGTTTTATGGATACACTTTCGGGTAAGCTTATAGGAGCGTAAATGACGGACAAATTAGTAAAGACATTAGAGCCTACCGAAAAGCGATTAGTGAAAGCATCTTCTGTGGAGATTGACTTAGTAGCGAAATCGGCCACACAAGACTATAGTTATGTCCTAAGTACTCAGGGTCAAGCTGCGGGCCTTACTCCTGAGAAGTTAGTCCTACCAAAAGATTATCATGGCGTTATCCAAATGTGCTATGACTTTTATCAGCGTGGGGGCCTTGCTTCCACTGTTGTAAATAGGTTAGCCGAATTCTCGATTACAGATATACGTAATGGACAACGTAAGACTTCAAACGAAGCGAACGAATATTATGATGCGCTTTTGCACAGAAAGCCCTCACGTCTAATGAGGTTCTTGAATGCAATGGCGCTGGAATATTTTTTGTCTGGAATGGTATTACCGCGCATTGATTGGGAATCCGTTCCCGGTTCGGATATCAGTCCGAAATTACGTCAGGGTAAAATATATGAAGTACCTGTATTTGATATGTATCCACCGTCCTTGGTGATTGTTGAGTGGGCAGGATGGGGGCAGAAGAAATTCTACATCAAGATACCTGAGAAGGATATCCGTCTGATTCGCTCTGGCGGTAGTCAGATAAAGGAGCAACAGCTTCGCTATACGATGTGGATGCAACTGTATCCTGAGCTATCGACACAAATCAAAGCGGGTGCAAATAAAGTCGAGCTTAATGATGTAGACCCGATACTACGAAAGGAAACAACTTTCTCAGCGTATCCCACACCTTATATGTACAACGTGCTAGAAGCATTGCTCTTCAAGCAGCAGCTACGTCGAATGGACTTCGCAGTAGCAGCGCGAATCATTAATGCCATCCTGTTAGTACAAGAAGGTGATAGAGACTTTCCTATCACTGAGGAAACGCGAGAGAATCTAGATGATTTAAAGAATCAAATCTTAGCGCGTTCAAACAATCCTCGGATGATGGAACGCCTATTCATTCTGTTTACCAACCATACAACGAAGCTGACATGGATTACTCCAGACGTTACAGCGATGTTGAATCAAGAGAAGTATATCCAAACTAATTCAGAGTTGCAGGAAGGTTTGGGTTTTACTGCCATTCTTATTACGGGTGAATCTCGTAGCTCTCAAGCAGCCGAAGTTTCCACATATGCCGTACAGCCGCAGATGGAACAATTTCGCACGATGGCCAAGGAATGGATAGTGACAGTATATGAGGAAGCGGGGGAAAGAAATAAGTTTGCAAATATCCCCTCTCCTAACTTTAAGCCTATCCGTCTACAGGATTATGTAAAGACTGCCGCTGTATTCCAGCAGGCATTTACAGAGGGCAATATTTCTAGAACAACGCGCGATGAGTCTATCGGCACTGACTTCGAAACAGAGGTCGAGTTAATGAGAGATGAGCAGCCGTTACTGAAGAATTTGCCAGCCTTTCCTCCAATGCCGTACAGCCCGCTTCCACCGGGCATGGTACCGGGCGGGGATGGTAGACCGATTGGCAGTCAGAATGTTCCTGTGAATAATAGGAACGAGGGGGTAAAACCAAGGGGCCAGCAACCTACGTCAAGATTAAAATCAGCGGCAGAGGAAGCTGAAATCCTCTCTGATGAAGAAGTCATAAACCTGATTGACAAGATTGCTAGAGATAGAGGATTACAGGTAACTGTAGATTCTCTGGAACAAGAATAAAAATAAGTGCCCGAAAAGCACTAGTACTTGAATGTTAGGAATATGGCAGAGTATAAAGTTTCCGCAATATTGTGGCAGGACCATTATCATTTTAATCGGCAGTCCATGGTGAAGAATCCAGAGAAAGCAATAAGTCCTACGCTATCGGTTGGTATTGTTTATAAAGAAACCAAAAACACAATTACCCTTGTGTCCGAGATAGAGAGATATGAGGAACACGATGACACGTCGTTTCTCATCATTTTAAAGAACAGTATCATCAGCAGCCGGGATTATGGTGTTATTGAACTGAAGAAAATTCGGACATAAGGAGGGTGCTGATGCTTTATGGGAGAAATCGTAGCCGCCCTTCTTGGAATGTCAGGAGCCATTCTTGTAGCATTGATTGGAGTTTGGGGAGCCAGAAAATTTGGCATCGGAGTCCAACAGGAGAAGCTAGTGTCCACACTTAAAGACCTTGTTGCCGCACAAACATTACAAATCCAAGCATTAGAAAAAGGACGCACTGAAGATAAGCTTGTTATTGATGGACTGATAAAGCGAGTTGATGACCTAGAAGCATTAACAGTCTTTCAAGCTAATGAGATAAAGCGCTTATTACTAGAACAGAAGAAGGGTACACATGCTTCCATTTAATCCTGAGTACGCCTTTGTTTTCATGAGTCCTATCAGTTTTGTGATGGTTACTGCTAGTGGGTTCGCGCTAGGAGTAATTTTTTTCAGAGCTATCCATCTAAAGAATCGCTATCTGTGGAACTACTTGATTTCAGGAGAAACGTTCATTTGGATTATGTTCTTTGTTCGTTCTTTTGAGTCAACGATGTACCCCAGCTTGATAGGCGTAGCTATTTTATACGTAATATTTATTGGAGCTATCGCTCTAGGAAACTATAAAGGTGGTGATGTGAGTGAAGATACAGAACACGGTATTTGAAAGTGCTATTGCAGAAATCACCGAGGTTCCTACAGGCGATTATAAGAATCCGTTTCTCACGCTCGCTAAATTCGTTTTTGCTGATGACAAAGGAAATAAAAATCGTCAAGGTATCGAGCTAGAAGATTTCCCAGCAGTCGCACTATCTGCGATTGACATGCCGGTAAAGATGAAGTTTAAGGGTGACGGTCCTGACAGTCATCTCGGTTCTATCCCTATCGGGCATATCAAGTCAATGGAAACGATACAAAATGAGGATGGCGTAAACCAACTTATCGCATGGGCAGCTTTATACAATGCTGAGTATCCCGATGAGATTACGTACATAAAGGAAAAGCATGCAGAGGGCAAGGCTCCGGGACTTTCTTGGGAGCTAGTTTATAATGCCAGCGTCATGCGAGATGGAGTCGAATGGTTAAAGGGAATAGTAACAAAGGCCGCAACATTTGTTCGTTCACCAGCGTATGGTTCTAGAACACATTTGATGGCATTAGCCTCAACTAGTGGGGAAGATTCCTCCTTAGTAGAATTGGCTAAAGAGATTTTGGCACAAGCCAAGGAAACTGAAACCGAAGGAGGTAATCAAGTGAATGAAGAAGAGCTAAAGAAGTTGCAGACGGAATTAACGGAAGCCAAGGAAGCGGCAAAGGATGCCGAAGCCAGCAAGGAGTCCGAAATCACACGTCTGAATGGATTGCTTGAGGACAAGGACAAGGAAATCTCGTCTTTGACTGAGAAGGTAGAAGGCATGCAGCGCGCGGCTTTGATAGAAGAGCGTACACAGAAGATTGTGTCTGCTGGTCTAACACTAGAAGCAGATGCGGAGAAGCTTGGAAAGAAAAAGGAATTTTGGGCATCTCTATCTGATGACGCTTTCGAAGAGTATTTGTCAGACTTGTTAGCAGCTAAGGCAAGCGCAAAGCCTGCGTCAGCTTCGATACAGGACAGACTTCCTAAGTTAACTGCAACAGCAGAAGATGCTGCTATTGATGTCAATGCACTTAAGGCTGACCTTAAGAGCGTAGCAAGAAATTAATAAAAAGGAGGTTTGAGTAAGTAATGGCAAATGCGATTAACACTGGTAATCCAGTAAATACGACTAAGTTCATTGTAAACAAGTACGATGATATCGACGGCTCTAGAGCAAGTCAGGAAACACCGCGTGGTCGTCTATGCTTCCGTGATACAAATGGAAGAATGACACTACCGCGTAACTTAACTGAGGCTAGAAAGGCTGTTTATCCGGTCGATTGGGCAAAGCCTTTGAATCCACCCCCATACTTTGATGGCGCTGGATTGAATGGTACAACACTGTATCCCTTTAATGATGGTTCGCTTGACCAGCAGGAAACAGACTTCGCTATCGACCCTGATACCATTTTCAGTACTCCATGGCCAGCAGCAGTAAAGCAATATGATTTACCGCCTGCTCTCTATGACTTGCCAGTAACATCTGGTAATAAGGTACTGGTTTATGACGAAGGTACATTTACCTACGGTTCAGGAAACTATACCGGCGTATCGAGCGACTTTAACATCGGCTCACTCGTTTATGCAGATTATACTGCGGGCAATGAGGGCAAGCTAACTGTTTCTGGTGGCGCGGTTCCAAGCAATGTTGTAGGTCACGTTGTTAATAAGGAAGTATTCGGTCAGAATACTATCACTGTTAAGCTTCGTGGTACTGCTGCTTTGACAACATAAAGTCTATATAAAGGAGGCGAAATAAATAGAATGAGAACAGATAATAATCTAACTCCTGAAAATAGACTTGCGCTAGCGGAGTTAGCGAGAAGCGATAGAGCGGCGTTCGCGGAAGTAATTACCGAATACATTGACCCTGTTTACTTGACTCTCGACATTGCTAAGACCTTTATGGATACTAAGGAAATGTCGTTCGGAGATATTCTTGTAAAGAGATTCAAGGGTAAGTACCATGTGCAGCAGATTGTTCCCGGCCAAATTACTTTGGGCGAGCAAATCACTGTACGCGACAAGGCGATGTCTATTAACCTAGATATCCTTGCAGCGAAGGCAGCTTATAACACTTTGGAGCTACAGCATGGAGGACCACAGTTTACACCAGAAACTGTTAAGTCCGACGTTCAGAAGGCTCTACAAGAAAGAGTACTAATGCGTACATGGAATGCGCTAGCAAGTATCTGGTCAGTAGGAAATGCATCTGCGTTGACAATTAGTGGTTCTTCGAACCCTAACTTTGTGAACGTTGGTGGTGCATTAACTGCATCAGCACTTGACCTTGCTATCGACCATGTTAATTATTGGTCGGGTTCAGTTAGAACCATCATAGGTACTGAATCGGCTCTTGCACCCCTAAGTACATTCGGACAGTATCAGGTTATCGGCGCTACGTTTGATAACTATGTTACTCAGAATGGACAGCCAGCGGGAACGATACAGAACGTATCGCCTTATGGTCCGGGGCCAAAGGCCGTAGAGTCCTATCGTGGCGTAACAAACATCGTTCGCCTAAAGCAAATTTTCGATGAGTCGGAGTATCCGAAGCGTCCACTTTTGCCGAACGATTTCGTTCTTGTTATCGGTGATAACATCGGACAGTTTATTACGTACGGTGGTCCTCAGTACAAGGAATACATTGATAATGAGCCAACTCCCCCATACTGGAACTATGAAACATGGTTGCAGTTTGGTATGATGATTTGGAATGCTCAGGGTCTTTACAAGCTAGCTGTTACATCAACTATCCCGTAAGCCCAAGCTAGGGGAAGTGTGAGGGTTAGTTAATAAGGCGGGGCTGCTGATTGTACATATAGTGCAGCCAGCGGTCCCGCCACTAGTTTTATTTCGCCCATTAGGGTGTTGTGTGTTTTAGGAGGAATGGTAATCATGGCTGTAGAAAGAATCTACTTTAAAAAGACTGTTTCATATGTCATCGGTGTACGTATGTTTTGGAATGACTGGAACGGTGTCGTGCTAACGAATGAAAATCCCTTTGTTGGTGTAGACGAAGATAAGTTGAAGGACTTCAAGCGAGCAAATCGCTCTCTATTTGAGAAGGGCATGCTCGTACAAATCGATGAGCCATCAACAGACTTTGAAAATGAAAATCTCTTGACAGACGATGAGGCGATTTCCTTGGTGACTAGTCCTGTAGCAAAGCTTCGGACAAGACTCAAGGCAATCGATTCTGAAGGAGTCGTTGCAAGATTGCTAGAATTAGCCCAAGAGAGAAATCGTCCACCGACGACGATAAAAGCTTTGAATGAAAGATTGGAGCAGATTGCAGAAGTAACGCCTGCAACAATGTTGGGAGTCGAGTAGGAGTTGATAACTATTGAACATGCTAGAGCTTGTGCCCGCATTTAAGCGACACTTAAAACAATATAAGGATTCTGCTGATAGTGACTCAATGTTAGCTGCGTATTTAGCAGATGCGGTAGAGGCTCTACAATTCAGATGGTATCGCACGTATGAAATCGAACATACGCCTCCACTAACATTTGAGGTTGCTCCAGACATCGTACCAAAAGATAAGCGTCCTATCATCTTGATGGCCTCGATGATTTATAAGATGGGTAACTTGCAATTGGCGGGCTTCAAAGACCAAGACTTTGCATATGACCCACAGCAAGGTAGACAGAATCCTATACAAGTCGATATCGAAGAGTTAGCAAGGTTCCTACCGATTTACAAATTGGCAAGACCATCGACTACTCCCTTGAGAGGGTATAATTCAGTTGTAAATCCAGAATCATACATATGGTTGGGGATTGTAGCTTAAATAAAGGGTAAGGTATGGTAGATACGACAATAGCGATTGCTACGTATTTTGGCAACCAGATGTATGCCAACTGCGTAGCAAGTATCTTTAAGAACGTTAGCAATCCACGAATACTGACCTATAAGAATGATATCGGTTGGCTTCAGGCATGTAATCATATGATGCAGATAACAAATACAGACATTATCTTGCTCAATGATGATACGATTGTTCTCACAGATATCGTGCAAGAGATGCGAAACCTCGCGTACTCTAATGATAAGATAGGTATCGTTGGTGGAAAAGCTCTATCACTCAATGGAGAAACGATTATCAATTATGGAATCTATCTTGCTCCTGATGGGAATACTAATCATAAGCATTTTGGCCAGCCGAAAGATGCTGTCAGTGCAGAGAAGCAGACAGCCGTCT